GGTAACCCCTCGTTTAATCTGGCGGAAGCGCAGAGATTCGAACTCTGGAACCCTTTCGGGTCGCCGGTTTTCAAGACCGATAAAAACAACTTTAAAATCATTAAGTTGCATACATAAAAAAGAATACAACTAACAATAAATTACTTTATATATCATCATGTTGTGAAATGCTGCCATTTAGTTATTCTTCGTTTATTTTTGAATGCCACATCACAGGACAATCATCAAACTCAAGCGTTCGCATATCGTTTACAGCGTGCGTTACAACACCAAAAATCCCATCGTTATCATCGGCAGTTTCCGGATCTATTCTTTCCGCACGGCCGTCCTCCGGGCGTTCAAAATGCCGATAAGGATGCAACCGGAATCTGCGCAGGTGAAATTCCCCCGCCAACCTGCACACCTGTACATGTAGCCGCTATGAACAAGCATTTTTGTCTAAAACGACCTTTTGGGGTATAGTTCTAGCCACCAACGTTGATGCCGCTATGTCATGTTCCAGCAAACCCCATATAGAAAGATAAGAAAAACAGTGAAACGTTTTGAGATTGTCCTCCTGGTAGTGACAGTTCTCATAATCCAGGCCGAATTCTGGTTTATTTTCAGTGGCGCAATCTGGAGCGTTGTGAACTGGATGGAAACCCTGACAGCCCCATACATCGACGCCCCCTATTAAGAATCCCTTCATATCAATTGCGAAGCTGAATAACATTTTTCTTTTCATGCATTAATGGCGATCACTCATCTCTGCGATGATACACTGAATAATCTGCGTACCCATACTGGCTGGAAACAGATCTGGCTAAGTAGCTTGGTCTGACGGGGTGTGAATAAAGACTGAGGGCATGCTGAAAAATTTGATTAAAATTTATTCTGTTGTTTGTTGTCGGTGTGTTTACTTTTCGTTTTCTACCATTCAGGTGTCCGGGTCAGTAACACTGATTCACGACTATATTACTTTTAACATATCACATTGATTTATATTATATTTTAATAATCATTAAGACTGTACTAAGTATTGTACTCAAATCACAAGTTTTCCCATTTGACTGATAATCTCCATTTGCTTGATACTGTATATCCAAACAGCATTAAGGGTGATTATCATGCATGTAGAAACCAGCATTGCCAGAGAGAAAGCCAAAGCCATGCCGAAGGGTTCCATTGATGCCCTGACTCAGGAAATGACGAAGCGCCTCAGCGCCAGATATGAAGATGTTGAGGTGAGAGTGAAAACGACCAGCAACGATGGCCTGTCGGTGCTGCGCTCAAAGGACAAGGTAGGCGATAAGGCATATGTGCAGGAAATGTTACAGGAGACATGGGAAACAGCGGATGACTGGTTTTCACGATAGCGCGTGTAGTATTTGCCGCTGTCTGCCGACGATGAACAATCTGCGGTCACAGGCTCACCCATTGGCGGCCTAATACCATTGGCGGGTGGGGCACCCCTGACGAATTTACAGTATGTACTTCAATGCGCCTTTCCTCATAAACTCAAGAGACTATTTTTCGACGTAAGAGCAATGAAAAAACCACTTAATTACATAATATGCGCTTTACTGGCCGTGCTTGTAGGTGCGTATTTGACGTACTTTTTATTGCAGGCGCTTGCCTCAAACACGCCCTGATATTAACATTCACTATCAGCCCCTTGCGGTTACAAGGGGAACATTTGGCAAATGGCTTTCTCAGGTATCAAATGAAGCATATTATTCTACCAACGCTGTTTGCGCTTGCTGTTTTCGCGGGCATATTCATGTTGCTCAACAACGCAGCATTGCCCTGGTGAAAAACTACAGTTCTCCGGCCTCATGCGATGAGGATTAATTGATCGTTCTTCTGAGTGTTTTTCTCATATAGAACATTAAGATAGTGGCCACCTTGATAATTCCATCAATAATAATTGAACATGTGACAGACTGTCCTTGTGATAAATTTTGTCTATAATTTCATTGAGATAGCTCTGCTTGCCCGCCCCACTGAGCAGGCTTTTTTCATTCAGTGCCGGTTGATTTGAAATCGGACATTCATGCAGGTAATCAATTATCTTCATTGAGCTACTGCACAACACCTCCCGGTGGATCACGAGTATCAGTCATTGCAATAATAAATCCATCGTATTAATGCAGAATGGAGTGGATATATATCAAACTGATGTTCGCTAAATCAAAAATAATTATTTCATTCAACCCTCAATTTTATTAATCCGAATAAACTCAGGAGAAAATAAATGACTGCAGTAGCTTTTTACAGAGATGGCATGCCCTATGATGCTACCGGTTCAGTGATCATTACCATTACCGGGCAGACAGCATCAGGTACAGGTGTTACTACCATTGACAGCGGATATGGCATGGGGCTGGTAACAACTTCAAGCTACAGCTCAACGAAAATAGATCCACTGGCACTAGCCAAAAATGTACCCGCAATACACCGGCAGGAACTCGGCATTGCACTGGATGAAACCGACCAGAAGCAGAAAAAACTTGATCAGGTACTCGCCACTGCCCAGAAAACGACAATCCAGGCTGCTTCAGCGTATTTAGGTCTGGTGAATGCCACGCCGGCACAGCGCGCACAGGGCCTGATTAATTACCAGAAAGCTGTTGTGGCTGAATTACAGGCTAGGATTGCGTCAGAGCAAAATGCAGTCACATACATTGAGCAGGATATCATGCTGAATAACGCCCGCATCTGGTGGCCAGAAAAAGGCCCTGCGGATGCGGCTCTCGCACAACAGTATATCAATGCACGAGAAAAGGATAAGGCCACTGTTAATAAACTCATCGAGGCAGATAAGCAGGGTCTGGCCAGTATGCAGTCCGGTATTAAGACGGTTGAAGCGCAGACTGCTGATATTACTGCTGCGGTGCAGTTTACCGCTGATTTTCATAAAGAGGTTATGGCGAAATATGGCACTATGGCTGAAAAGGCAGCAAGTGAACTCGCCAATGCCGCCCAGGGTAAAAAACTGCGCAATGCTGAGGAGGCACTTGCTGCGTTTAACAAATATCAGTGTGATATTTTCAGAAAATTTGGTGCACAGGATCGTCAGGCGATTGAGAACGCCCTGGCTTCACTCGATAAAAAGCTTCTGTCACAGAATCTCGCGAAATACAGTAAAGCCCTGAGTCTGGTCAGCTATAGCATTGATGCTTATGACGTGGGAACTGAACTTATTAAGTCTGTTAAGAGCGGAGACTATAAGCCTTTTTATCTCAAAGTTGAAGCGCTGGCCGCAGGAGCAATGGCAACTGAACTGGTTGCGGTAGCATTCGCCCTTCTGACCGGTTCCGCCCTGGGTATTCTGGGGTTTGGCCTGTTAATGGCGCTGGTTTCTGCGGCAATTGACGATAAGTTAATCCAGGAAGTTCATGACTGGTTATTCAGCTAACCTCGTCAGGAATGCTTACTGGCATTCCGTTTCTTTATCACATCCGCGATAAAATAGAGTAATCCCAGCGGAACAGCGAATATCAGTGCAACAAGGCCGACCCACCTTCCCCAGTGGGTCGGCTGTATCATAGCAGAGCAAGTCCGCTCGATAAGCAAAACGGCGAACGGGAAGCACAACGCAGAAATCAGTCCAAAACCTGAAAAGCAGACAAGAATGAAAATTTCTTCTTTATTAGAGAAGGCCAGCATGGACACAACAAGAACCCAGAAAACCAGTCCATAGAGGAAATACTTAATATAATATCCCTTTTTCATCATCAGTTTCTCATCAGCGTGTTGATGAACAATACCCTTTAACTGATGATAGCATCGCCAGTTCCATGAAGAAACCCACAGAATCAAGGGGTTTAAGAACAACCATTCTCTTTTCTAAGCGTCTCAGCCCGCAGTCAGTCATACAGCCACCGCCCTGCTTTCGCTGACCCCGCGAACATGCGTACGGTAAGAGGTTTGGATGTCTGGGTTACTGGCTTGCTGGTAAACCATATTAGGAATGTTACGCCCAGCATCAGTTACCAATCAGAAGTCCCTCCTTCGGGAACCTCCCCCATTGAAATGTCGGAGTGGTACCCAGTAATTAGCTCAGTGCATTCAGAACCATATTTCCGTTCGTGAAAATATACTCGTAATACTTCCCATTCTGCTGGCTGTGCCAGCGCCATCGGATACCGATCTGCCTGCCATAAAAGGCCGTATAATCATACCATCCGTATTTGATATACATCTCTGTGCCGGTACTGCTGGATGATAACTGGCTTATCCAGTCGCGCGGCGGTGGACAGTGGTTGGACGGGTTAACCGCAGCGGTTACCCCATTCATCCGGGTATTGGTCACCACGCCATCTTTAAGCTCTACCTTAGTCCACATCTCATCAACAGACCCCGTGGACCAGACGCCAAAAGGCAGCACCTCCTGCGTATCTATGGCAATGATATCCAGCGCTGACCAGTCCACATCCGTATTACTGGAGGCGAGGTTTACTTTCAGGGGAATGGCCAGTTTGTTTATTTTCCAGGCGTTCTGCGTGGCGCTTTCTGAGGTCCGGGAAAGGGTCAGCGCCGGAATGGTGGCGCCGGCCATGTCATAATCCGCAGCCGGATCCGCATAAACGACAGAAGGAAACACTTTCCTGAATGTCCCGCCATCGTTCACCCAGGCTGCAACCACAGCTTTAAATTCGCCGCCCTCGTTGATATTCAGCGCGCTGACAGGGGCGAAACCGCCCCCTGAATTTTTACGGTAAATGGGCATGGTTCAGCTTTCCTCAACCTGGTACCAGATATGACCGGCGGCGTATCCGCTCGCATCTGCGGGGGCCGCATCGGTCGATATGGTGTAACTCACCCCGATGTTTTGCCGAGCCGTTGCAACATCAGCCACGTCAGAGAGATTGTTTTCAGCTTCCAGATAATCCCCCGCGCCATTTAATGACCAGTTACTGAATACCGGCGAGGCCACCGCGGTGTCCTCGCAGTAGCGGTGATGAACGTCCGTGGTGTTGTACGGGTAGTAAATCTGCCGGATGCCGGTTTCCGTGGTCCGGATAACGTCCAGCATGCCCGCCAGCGAAACGGGGTAATGCCTTTCCGTGGTGGCATTGCCCGTCAGGGACTGGAATTTACGCCCCGGAGAAACCACGGCGTTCAGATCCGCCGTGCCGAGCGATTGCGTGTCCTGAGGAACGGCACCCGTGTCAGCCGCCGTCAGGGCGTCTTTTGTTGCCAGCGCCCCCAGCCCCAGATTTTCGCGCGCGTCCGACTGCGCCTCCCCGCCGCTGGCCGCAATTTCGGACAGGTTGTTGGCGATCAGAAGCCGGGTTTCCTGGGTAACTTCTTCCGTTGCCGTGATGGTGATCGAATCCGTGACGCCGGAACTGGCCCCGGTCAGTGACAATGTGGCGGTGCCCGCACCGCTGACTGTCAGCGTACCATCGGCGGATAATGTCGCCACAGACGCATCCGTAGACGCGGAGTTAACCGTCTCTGTGTAATTCGCCGGAGAATAGTTGATGGTCAGGGGATAACTGTTACCAGCCAGCAGGCCTGCCGGTACCGGGCCAATATCGATCGATGTCAGGTAAAGCTGCTGCGTGACTGTGGCTGTTGCCGTCAGGCCGGTGGAAATACTGGCGATGAGGGTCTGCGTACCGGATTTGCCCGCCGTCGCGGTATACAGCCCGCTGCTGTTGATACTGCCCAGTAACGGATCGGATACTGACCATGATACCGGATAACCCGTCGCCAGCGCCGACGGCAAAATCGTGCCAGTAAACTGCCGCGTGGTTCCCGCATTCATCGTCACCGAAGCCGGGCTGATGACAATGGCAGAGGGTGTTTCCGCACCAGCTTCCGATTCAGCCTTATCCGTCTTGATGATGTACATCGCCGCAACGTTTTTCGGGCGGGTTTCATCGCCGCCAGTCAGCAGATCGGCATTTGGAGAGTTATGCCAGTTGGGGTCATCACCACCGGCGTAGCGAAACCCTCCTGGTCCGCCAGCATCTCCCAGACCATTCAGGCTGCCCACGTTATCAAAGCCAAGCCAGCGGGAATAATGATAATGTTCACGAAACGCGTCGCTCTGGAATGACAGAATCGCACGGTTTGAATCCGGGTCAATGGATGACCCGTGCGCCCATGCACGCACAAAATTACCGCGCCAGTCCGGCACGCGGCCGGACGGGTACAGCGCGGCCAGTTCCGGGTTCTCTGCGGTATCGAACGTCTGGCCATTCAGTTCAAGCCAGCCTTCCGGCGGCGTGGTGTTTCCCCACAGGATGATTGCCCCGACCGGCAGAATGAATGGAGCCATTGCTGTAGTAATAGTTTGATGTAACTGGTCATCCAGATAGTCGGCCAGTTGTTTTACCCGGCGTGGCGTCATCACCTGCACGCTGCCATCACCGGCCAGAGCTTCCTGTTCGGTTGCCTCACGCTGAATATACAATTGCCATTTCGTCGCATCAGCACCCGGCGTTGCGGTGTTGTTGCTGACGAGCGACAGGTACAGATCGCCGTTATAATCCACCACCACGCCCGCATCGTAACCGAAAGCAGCCCCGTTATTGTTCGCGGTAGTAATCCACTCGGGATAGCCGTTCGTCTGGTACTGACGAATCGCGCCAGTAATGGCGTTCAGCACCGCGTTCATGGCCTCGCGCTCAACGGGTTTTGCACTGGCATCCGCGCCGGGATCTTTTGCGTAGTCAGGCCCCCAGCCAGAGGGATAACTTACCGCACCGTTACCTGGCGCAACGTCCGGGATGGTCTGTCGGTCACCGACCGATGCGAACGGCACACGGAAAAATTTCTGATCCATTCAGTACTCCAGAAAATAAAAAAGGCCGCGATATGCGACCTGAAGATGCGTTGAGTGGGTAGTTAATCCGGGATTTGATACGCCAGTTTGTAATCACCGGCAGTGAGGGTTTTGAAACTGACGCTGTCCGCATACCAGCGGATTTCCACTTCCGCGGGCGTCTGTAACTTCCAGGCGGAAACTTCGTTCACACTGAGTACGTTGCCGGTGATTTCCGCTTTATCGGCTGTCGCATCAGCAATATGCAGCGCATACGCAAAAGCCAGCCGGTCAGGCACACCCGCAGGCCACAGCAGGCTCCACTGGGCGGCAGTGAGGGCTGAAACCGCCGCGGCTGTCATTCCCTGAGCGATTAATTTTTCGGCTCCCGCCGTATCGGCAGTCAGCCCCCCGATACCGATCCATGCCGTTCCGTCAAAAACAACCCAGTCGGTTAAATCCCTGGTCACGGCCACCCGTGCTGCGCCAGCGCCGGACAGGCTGGCTGTGATGGTCGCGCTGTTGATCGTGCTCCATGCTGACGCGCCCGTCAGTGTCAGCGGCAGTGCAATCTGGTCATCGGGGGTTAACACCCCGCTAATCTCCACGCTTTCGCCGGTAACCAGTTTGTATGAATCCCCCAGTTGCTGCTGCATGGCCTCCGTCAGGGTGACACTGGCCACACCCTGATTTGCAATGACGGTACTGTCAATCGCGCCTGCAACCTCTGACAACGCACCGCTGACCACGGTGTAATATCTGCCGTCGCTGCTGTTTAACAGGAACCGGGTGGAGGGATCGCCCAGCAGCTCCAGTTCGCCCAGTGTCACAGCGCCTGCCTGAAATACAGCCGTAATATTTAACTGGTAGTAAAGCCAGGCCGCCGGGTCCGGAATGCTGACCGTCGTCTGCACGCCACCAGCGTTACTGGTGCTTGTTCCGCTGGCCAGCAAGGTAAAGTTTGTGCCGTCATTGCTGCCGTACAGGGCAAATGTTCTGGGGTTATTCTGAAAAGTCTCTGAAGCAGACCGGTTTGTGATCCTGAACCGGTTCACTTTTTTGGCCCCGGGTAACTGAACTCTGACCCATTGTGTCGGGCCGGTTAATGCAACCCATGAGGTGGAGGACACGCCGTCAAACGCAGAATAAGCAAAAACTCCCGAACTGTACACGCTGCTCGCACTGGCAACATACCCGGCGGGCACATTATTGGCTGTCATTTTGGGAACGATGCTGTTATCCGCATTCGTGGACAGGACGAGGGATTTTCCTTTTTTAAGCACCTCCGTACTGAACAGCCCTCCATCCGCGGCAGTGACATAATTTAACTGTGTGGTCAGCCCCAGTTTAGCGTTAAAGACGATATCCGCCGTGGTATTAAAACTGGCCTCACCACCGGCGGGGAAAGCATCCTGCGTGTACGCCTGATTTTGCTTACCCTGTTCAGACTTCAGTGCGTAGGCACATAAATTAAAGCCGGACTGCGGAGCAAAGCTGAAGGAATGCACCTGGCCTGCCGTGGCGCCGGCGCGGTCAACAACGATATAACCGCCTCCGCCCACGGCACCGCCGCCGGAGGCGCTGATGAGGGTTTTCCCGCTGACCGGGCTTTGTCCCAGCGTGATGCCGGACCCCGCTTCCAGCGAGTTAACGATGAGCGCCTGAGTCTGCTGCGTGAAATCAGCAATATCGGCGACGGCGTGCGTGTGCTGTGTGGCGGCAGCGCCCATCTGCGCTGGCGTCGGCGCCAGGTTACCGGAGCCGGTCAACGACAGACCGAACAGCGAGCGGATGTTGCTCCCGGACACCAGCACATCCTGCTTTGCGCTCCATGCCGATTTCTCTGCCGGGGTAACAAATTTCCGGTCAGCCGTCTCGTTAATCTGGTCGGCGCTGTAATCCCCCGCCTGTGCCGTCACGGCCCCGGTGCGCCCGAATACAGATGACACGCCGGAAACCGTGGCTGACTGGCCCTGCACCCAGTTTGCCGCCACTGCCGGGTTAGCGCCGCCATTGAGGTAAAACAGCGTGTCGATGTCCGCCTGAGCGCAGATAGTGAGGTTTGCCGACGACGCCAGCGCCAGACGTGCGGTCTGGTCAGCAGCAACAACATAACGTGATGCGATGGCGGAGAGCTGCGCCGCCGGGATTTTTCCGGAGGCGTCCAGTTGCAGCCAGCCGTTGCCGGTGTTCGCGAGTGACACCTGAACATAGCGCACATCACCGCGCGTCTCGTTGAAATACTGCGGATGCGGGTCAGCATCGTTTTCGTGCGCCGTCAGCAGGCTATCCGCCGTTCCCGCCGGGTCCGCGCCGACATCACTCACAGTCAGCGTGACGGTACCGGATTTACCGTTGACGGAGCGCACCTGCGCCGTCAGCAGGTTATCGACGCGCTGTTTCAGCCATTTCGTGCGGTTCGCCAGCCGCTGCGCCTGCTCGTTATCCGGGCCGATATCCACACCATCGTATCCGCGCGCGGGCGTATCCAGCTCCAGCAGCGGGATGTCGGCGGTGAATTCATTCAGTTCGGTGATACTCGGCATGTCAACCTCTGTGGGTGTGCAGGCCGTTATGTGTCACGGCCCCGTTGTGAAAAATGTTCGTTGTTACTTCTGCACTCTCAACGTCTTCCCATTCGCAGAGCGGCGTCCAGACCTGCGCGCGGGCGTTGACGCTGAACGGCTCAGCGACTGGCGGCGTGACGGTAAACCGCCCTTCTGTATCCGTGATCGCACTCTGGAAAGTGCTGATACCGGATGCGGTGTAAATCAGCGTCACATCGATATCTGAAACGGTGATACCGGGATTTGCCGTCAGCGTGCCGGATACCACATCACCGGACCAGATAAGCACCAGTTGCAGCCCGGCATAAAATTTAACGCCATCACCGTGCCAGAATGGCGCGCGGAAATTGCTGTAGTGCTGGCCGAAACCGAAAGGCCTGTAAGTCAGGGTGCGGGCCTGTCTCATCCCGACGCCCTGCGGGCGGGGTATCAGATCGTAATCAGCGACGAGTTTTTGCGAACCAACATCCAGATATTCGAAAAATACCGGACGCATGGTCATGTCCTGGCCATCCAGTATTCGCGCCGCCGTATTCAGGATGTAATCAGTGGCGCGTTTGATTTCATCAATCGTCGCGATGCTGTTGTTTTTGAATATTTTTGCTTTGATCATCCGGCGGAAAAGGTCATCACTCACCGCCGCAGGGGCGCATACCGGGTAAAATGTCCCGACCGGCCGTCTGGTGTACCCCGCAATGCGGCCACAAATATCGAGTTGCTCACCTTCCGCGCTGTCGATATCCAGCATGACCTGTATTTTTGCCAGCTGATCCTCAATGCTGGCCTGCGCGATATCCGGCAGCGCCAGCAGCAGCGCAATCAGTTTTGGCGCGTTTTTGTACTGCCAGTAAGCCCGCGTCAGCGCCTTATTACGGTGTTGCATAAGACACCTCAATCGCGTCCATCGAGAACACGGCCAACTGGTTAAAGGCGATCGGAATGATGCCGTGAGTTACATCGCCAGCGCTGCTCCCGACGGTGATCGCAGCAACGTAATCATCACTGCCAACAATTTTATTTACTGGCGTGTACAGGCGGCCCGCACCGATGGTTTCGCCGATCCGAAACCCCTGCTTTGCGAATCCGTTTGTTTCAGGAAAGCCTTGCAGCGAGTAATCGATGATTGCCTGTTTGATTTCATCATCGTTGGCGCCGGACAGCGAATCAGAGACGATTTCCACACGGACATGAGCGGATACATATTCCGGCCTGAAGAACGTCGCATTGAAGGGGTTTCCGCCTGGCGTTGTTGTATCGATGCTAATCTGGTTCGGAATCCCCGTGTTATAGCGATTCAGCCCGCAACCGGGGCTTTTCCGCACCGCCAGCGTGGACACAATCTCATCCACAGCGCCACCATCAATGAAAATCGCCATCGAATGGCCCAGCACGCCGTTTTCATCCGGAGCATCATCGACGTTTTCATAAATCCTCACCTTTTTTACACCGTCGAGATTGACCAGCGCGGCATAAATGTTGTCAATCTGGTTATTGCCGGGCAGCGCCACAGACTCATTACGCCGGATCCGGAACGTATCATCTGTTTCCTCGTCCGCACCCAGCGATGCGGAATCCGGATTAGTGACGGATGTGATTCCGCCAACCGGCGTGGCAATGATCGACAGATTGTCACTGTTGGCCCCCACCGCACCGGCAGTGGTACACGTCACGCTTACCGTCGCAATTCCGGCGTTACTGGTCGGGATCGTCGTATCGGTGGCCCACAGCGTCCCCGTTATGCGGTTACGCACCAGCGTACCTGCGGGGATCTCCACAAGCGGCGTGCCAGTGAACACCACCGTAGCCGTGGAGAACGTGGCGTCCTGCCGCGTAATACCCGCGAATGCCGCAATGCGATCGAGTTGCTGACCAACCGCTGAATTCGGGTCAGCAGAGTGATAGGCGTTAATAACAGCTTCATCAAGATTTGCCAGCGTTTCGCACCATGCCGCAATAATCAGTCCATCAGGTGATTCCGGGTTGATATCCCAGCCATCATCAATATCCAGATAGCGCTGACGCATTACGGTGAGATACGCATTCAGCGTCTGAGCCACCGCGCCGTCTTTGGTGATCTCCGCCATCAGATGATCTCCTCGTTGAAGAACAATTCGAATTGCTCGTTATTGACGTCCACCAGTGAGGCGAAAACGGTTATTTTTCTGGTTTTCTGATCGATATCGAATTCAAACTGAGAGATGCCGATAACGCCTGGCGCGGTCAGGATACGTTGTTTGATACTGGCAGCAGCGATATCTGCCTGTGTTTTGCCGAGGATGTTCTGAAACCATGGGGTACCCTCCGTTGAATCAAGAAAATACTCCCTGAGGAACAAACGCAGACGGCGGATAATGCCCTGCCGCGTTGCCTCTTTCCCGACCGCGAAGTGGTCGCCATGTGTGACAATATCGCCATCCACAAAATTTCGGATCACGGATCAGACTCCATAAAAAACCCCGGCAAATGCCAGGGCGTGAAGTTGTAATGAGATGGGTTCACTGTGGGCCATTGGTGTTACTTCCGCCTTTCTCAACACCGCCATGAATGTGGTCGCTTCCGATGTTGATACCGTTGTGTGTCAGCCCACTCGCGGTGAGTTCCAGCGTTTGCCCGCCACACGTCAGCACAATGCCGCCGTCGGTCAGATGGAGGCGAACCGAACCATCGCGATTGCTTATGCCGATCCCGCTGGACGGCAATCCAGGAATGGCCGTTTTTGCTGAGCGGTAGCCGGGCGAGAAAAACGCGTCACTGGCGCTGAACATCTCAGGCCCGACAGGTTGTGCCGGTCCGCCCATATCCAGCCACGCATCAACCGACCGCTGACTGAAATGGATATACCCTTCTGTGCCAGCGGGCAGTTCATGGAAAACAGCCCACTCTGGTGATCCGGAGAATCTGACAGGTACGTTAACCAGCAGTGGCAGGGTTTCGAGCGTTCCATCGGGCATCTGGCGCTGAATGCCGCACTCAACCTGCGCACGTTGCGTGTCAGTGTTAAAGGCAATGACATGACCGGGCATACCGATCATAAGGTCGCTGATAATACTCATCCCGGCAGAGTGGACAGCGCTGAATAGCGGATTGGTATTTTTCACTGGGCGGTGCTCCATAAGCATCGTAATGTCGTTCGCCAGTCGTCGCCCCAGTAATCGCCCTGGTGCGTGGTGGACAGTACGCGAAACGATCCCGTGCGGCGCTGAATATTCACCATGTCATTCAGACCCGTGTTGTACATGCCGCTGTAGTTGATGGTCCA